TAATATTTTACTACTTGTTGCACTAGGTGTTATCGCAAGAGAAAAAACTTGAACTTTATTGTCAACATTAGTATTTGAATAACTAGCATAATCATTATTATGAAGATTAACCACTTGCAATACTTTACCTCCACCTGGAACAGCAAAACTATTATCACCTCGTAAAAATGTTGTATTGTTTTTTGTACCTGTAGCTGATAACTCTCCTAATCCTACACTACCACTAGCAGGATTTATTGTACCTACTGCTCTACCTAAATAGATACAGTACATATCGTCTGAACCAGATGTTGCCGCTGTAAGAGTTAATGCAGTACCAGATGCAGAATAAGCATAGGTTGGCTCTTGTCTTACATTATTAATAAATAAAGCTATGTCGTTAGCACTTGTTACTGAATTAGATAACGTATAAGACGTTGTTGCACTTGTTGTAAAATCTTGTTTAGCTAGTGTCTGAAACGATGTTGTTGGTGCTGACCCCAGATAAGGCATTCTATGTTTGCTCCATGATTGATACTGACATGTCTAAAGCAGATCCTGCTGATGCTTGAGCTTTAACCACATCGGTTGTTTGTAATACTAACTTTTGACCACCAAAGACTTCTAATGTTGTATTTGCTGGAATACTTACTGATTTTAACAAAAAGATATTAGCATTTGTTTCTGTATCAGATGTATCTGAAACCAGTTGCACATCTGCTGTGATTGTATTACCAGTAATATTACATAGTGACATTCCCAAAACAATCGTAGTAGTTGCACTCGGTACAGTATAAACTGTAGCTAAAGAGCTGTTTGATACAGCAGCTTTAGTTTTTATTTTAAATGTATTTGCCATGTTTTCTCCTTTAACCTAAAGCAATAGCCAATGCTGTAGCATCAGCAAGTGAAGTTTCACCATCAGTACCTGCACTTCCTTGTGCACCAGTGTTACCAACTGGAATGCCAAGTGTGAAATTTAAAGTAGCAGCTTGAGTTGTACCTGAGTTTGTAATAGCAACTGTAGCACTACTACCAGCACTCAAAGTGTTTGTCGTTACAGATCCAACAGCTACAGTAGCTCCATTAGAATCTACATAACTTTTAGTAGCTGCATCTTGAGCTGCTGATGGATTAGTAACATTTTTAATACGTCTGCTTGTTGCATCAAATTGATCAGTGCTATCTTTTACTAAAGCATCACCAGCAATATCAATAGACTCTTGAGCCATATTAAAAGCTTGAATACTATCGTTATCTAGATCTGATTCCTTAAAGACAGAACCAGCAGCATAATCAACGAGTCTTGTAGATTGACTTGTAGCTCTTCTTATTTCTATTACGGCATCTTGAGCTGGAGGTGTTCCAAACTGTACTTGATTAGAACTAGGAAAAGTGTAGTGAGTTGTAATTGTCTTAGTTACTCCATCAACCTTTACGATAACATCATCAGTTGATCGGTAACTAAAAGGTACACTGAATGTAGTGGTACTGTTATTGCCAGTATAACGATTTAAAGCAAATGCCATAGTTTTTCCTTATTGTTGTTGTTGTTTAAGTATGTTTAGGATAGCTGGCACTTCATTCATACCAGCTTTTGCAAGTGATTTAGAAACCTCTTTGTTAATAAACTTATCAAATAAATCTTTGTTTTGCTCTGTCTTACCCTCTTCTATTATTGTAAGAAGCATAGCTTGGTCTCTAATTTTTTGAATAGCAGATTTAACTCTTGTAAAACCAGCTCCTCTTTTAGATACATCTTGAGTACCAAAAGGAAGTCCAGCTCTTGCATAAGCATTAACAACCTCAACGAGTCTAAGCTCTCTTGTTTTTCTCATATATCGATCCATAAGAGTTTCTTTACCATCGGCTGTTTTAGTTATATTAAGTTGTACTCCTGGTAAGAACCTATGAGTTACTTGTGGTATAAAATTTGTACCAGTAGCCTGACCAGCAGCTATTAAATATCTTTCTGCATATAACTCTTCTTTCGTTACAGCTTCTTTTCTTATCTTAGTGTCCATTACATTTAGTCCAACAAACTTAGACATAAATGGATTGTGTATTTTTCTTGGTCTTCCTAAAGGTGTATATGAGTTAGCAATCGTTCCAGATTTAAACATGGACATAGCATACTGTTCTAAAGTTTGTGGATCTTTAAGTTGATCATCAAATTGGTAAGCAACATTTTGAGCTGTTTTTGGTATAAGTAATCTTACTTTTGATGTAAACCACTCCATTACATCATATTCTTTATCTTTACTAGTGTCATCTATTTCATCTGTAAGTTTTAACAGCTGATCAATACCACCAAATAAATTTGCATCTCTTATTGTATTTACTATAGAAAACCATGCAGTTTGTATATACTGTAAAGTTTCTTTATATGCTGATGCATTAACAAATTCACCTTGTTCTCTTCTCATCTCAAGGTTAGTTAAATAATCAAAACTATTAAATAGTATTTTTAGAGGAGTAGATATAGGATCTAAATTTCTATAATTTATTTCTTGATCACCAATTCTAATTGTGTAGGGAGGTAAATCTCCATACTCTTCTGACTGTCTTCTTAGCCTATGATTTGTAGCAGTAATACTACCAGTTGCATTTCCAGTTATATATAAAGACATAGCAGCAGCTACAACACTATATCCAAACAATGCTTCACCATTAGCTCTTGCTTGTCTTCTGATTCCATTTTTACCTTGCAAGTCAGCTAGATATTTAGGAGCTAAAAACTGAACTCCAGGTGTCATCCTAACACCAACTTCCATAACTCTTATTGGAGTTCTAAAGAATAACTGTCCTACAACTTTAAATATAGGATGCCCAGCTACAAAATTTTCGTATCTTTTTGCAGTTCTACTAACAACACCTTTTCCAGAAAATTCTCTTTTAAATAAAAAGTCTTTTGTAAAATCTAAACCCTCAGTATCTAGTCCAGTCTTCATTCCCTCTTTATTTTTATCTATTGCTCTTTTTACAAATATTTCTAGTTTCTTACCAGACAAACCTCTGTTTTTTCCATCTCTTATCAGAGCATCAATAGCAGTCTTTTTAAATTCCAAAGATTCGTCTATTGTCTTTTTTATATGACTCTCAAGGTCTTCTTCAAACTTTTTACTTTTAACATACTTTATACCAAGCTTTTTATCATTTAGAGCCTTTTCAGTAAACTCTTCAGCAGCTTGACCAGCTATGTAACCTCTGTAAGTTGTCTGCTCAAAGAAAGCATCAGTTGCTAATAGAAGTCTAGGAAAAGTTCTTATTAAACCTGCACCAAATCTTTTAGGAATAGAGGGTAAATTCTTTCCACCAAACTCCATAAACTTATCATAAGTATCAGTAAGAAAAGCTTTTTCATATTTTAATGCTGCTCGAAAAGCTTTAAACCCTGCTCCAGCAGCTTCTTTTAATGCACCATATTGAGCTGATACACCTTTAATAGCAGCGATACTATAATCACCTCTACCAAAAAATTCTAACAAAGGATTTAATGCAGTTCTGTAAAATGATGGTATACCATTAACAGTTAATGATGTTGTGCTTAGTGCATTACTAATCATAAGTTCTGACACTAATCTATTTACTGGTTGTATAATATTGTTGTAAACTTTTTTTGGTAAACCATCAGCTTCAAATGATTTTTGTATGAGGGACTCTTCTACTTCTCTAAGCTTCTCTTTAAGCTCTACGACTTTTGTGTAATTGCCACTTTCAAACTCTGAATCAATTTGTCTGTTTAAAGATTTTATTAAAGGATTAATTCTTGCTTTATGTAATCTTCTTACATAAGCATCCATAAATTGGTTTAAATTTTGTTTTTGTTTCTTTGTTAATTTTACTGTTGGATCATCAGGCATAACATCACCAGCTTTTACTTTACTTAAAGAACCAGCAAAAATTCTGTCTTGTAGTTGACCCATTATTCTACCTGATGACTGTCTAAAATCATCATCAACTTTAGCAATTTTATCTTCAAGTGTTTTTAAGTTTTTGAAATGATCTATAAGATTTCTACTTGATGTCTCATCAGTTGTATTTTGTAATATTTGAAATGTTTTTATTAGTTTTGAACTAACAGTGTCTCTAGCTTCTGCTAATGATTTTTGTAACAACTGACTCTGTGCTTCATTTAATTCAGTTCCAAATAGCTTATGTAACTCATCTAATTCATCTAAACCTAATGTTTCAAAATCTTTGGTTACAGCTTCAACAATTTTACTAACAACTCTTCTACTTTGAACCCCATCTTCTTTAACACCAACAGGTGTTCCATCTGTTAATTCTTTAATCTTTTTTACTATATCATTTAGATTACTTGCAATAGGGTTAGAACTAAGGATAGCTTCTTCTTCTAAAAGTTTCTTTTCTTCATCAGTTACTTTTATTTTTTCTGATGGTAATTCTTTACCTGCCTTTTTTGCAGTTAATAAGTTTGTTACTGTTTTAGCTCCAGTTCCTAATACACCACCTAAAGCTCCTCCGATAGCTGTAGCTAAAGCAACTTCACCTCCACTTATCTTTTCTTTTTTACCACCAGCAACTTCAACTGTTTGCCTTGATACATTTTCTAAAGCTGAAAAGGTAGCTGTCTCGGTCGCTAACATTACACCTGTTCCAACAGAAGATTTAAGTGCTTTTTTAATCTTTTGTTTCATCGCTTTTTTTGCAACAAATTTAGCACCAACTCCGATACCTAGTGTTCCTACACTTAACCAATTAGTTAAATCTGTACCCATACCAATAACAGCTCTTTTTGTACCAGACAAAGATAAACCTAAATCATCGTAGGCATCCATCATATATAAGAAAGCTTTCTTTTGTTCATCTGAAGCTCTTCTAATATAATTAGCTTTAAACATTGTAGAGCCAAGATTATAGTTAAACCATCCCATTTGGTTAAGACCATACTCACCAGCTTCTTCGTCAGTGCCATTGAAATCTCTTCCTCGGTTCATTCTAAATATTATTTTAGAAGCATCGATAAAGTCAGGATCGTTTTTTAAAAACTCATCATTGGTAGAGTTTTCTGTATCAGGGTCTTGATACATTTTATCGAAACTAGGTTTAGGAGGTTGTTGAGTTTCAGCTTGTTGTGGAGCTTGTGTTTTCTTATAAGCATCAATCTTTTCCTGCATCTGCTGAATAGTAAGGTCTTCATCCTTGAAATTATAATTCTTACCACTTCTAGGATCAGTATATTTTCTAACCATTATAGTGTCGGTATCTCAAAATCAGGAGCTGGAATGTCAAAAGTTGAGACATTTCTCTGATCTGCTGATCTATTATCTAATGTTTTTACAAAACCAAAATCTTTTTCTAGTGCTTGCTTTGTTGCAATAGAAGCTTTTTGATATACTTGTTCTCGTAAAGTTTTTGGACTGACATTGTTAAAATCTTTTCCATTATTTTCATAAACAAATAACAACAGCTCATCAACAGCATCATCATAATATTGTTGTGCCCAACTTTGTAAGTCTACCCTTTGTTGAAGCAACTCATATAAAGGGCTAGCTGTAAAAGGTGCTACATGAGAATTAGTAACAACATTGAAATACCTATCATATTCAGGATTGTTTTTTAGGTTTTTTGCACCATTAGCAAGTGATTCTACCTTTTTCATTAAAGCTATTTTTTCTGGCTTATTAATATCTTCTGCATCTTTTATTTGTTCTAATATTTGAGAGGGTGGTATATCGCCAGTTATTGTTGAACCAACTATTTGTGTTTCAAGTCTTGTACTGTTAATTAAACTTGTTTGAGCATCAACTTCATCTGGGTCTTCTGTATTTAAAAAGTCTACTAAATTTTTATTTGCAGGATCATAATCTAAGTAATTTATTCTTTGATTAGGGTTTTTTTCTTTTTTGTTATATAAGTCTTGTTGTTCTTGTCTTATTCTTAAAGTTCTTTCTCTTTCTCTAGCTTGAAATTCAGCAGATTTTCTTGCAAGAAGAGATTGTCGTATAGATACTTTTTTATCAGCGACTTGTTGTTTAAGATCAGGTGTTAAATAGTTTCCCTTTGGTATCATCTCTAGCACCTTTACTGCTTGTGTAATGTCACCAGTCTCATCTGCAATTCTTTCAGCTACATCTAAAACAGTTTCAACTATTCCATCTCTTCTTGATATAGTATCTAAAGATGAAGATTTTGCCCAAGTATCATCTATTGCTTTTAATGAAGTAGGTTGAGCAGATGTTAAGTTACCTCTTATTACTAAAGATACTTTTCTTCTAAAATCATCATTTTGTATCTGTATATCTCTTTTTGCTTGTTCTGATCTAAACTGTAAGTTGTATTGTCTGATCTGACCCTCTATTGTAGATAATGCTCCTTGAGCAAAAAACTCTCTGCCCTCTACTTGTTGTGAAATATCTTGTCTTAAATCGTTAAAGAATACTGATCGTGCACCAGAATTAAACTTTATGTTTTCATCTGATAATGCTTTTTGTATTTGTTCATCAAAATACTTTTCTGCATATTGAGCACCTAATCCCTCGGCAACTCTTGCTCTAACTCTAGGTGACAAATCAGGAAATATTTCTCCTACTTGTGTCTTACTAGCTAGTCCAAGTTCTGCATCTTTTTTAAACTCATTGACATAGAAATCAATTTTTTCTAAATCTTCTTTTTCTTTTTCTTGTCTTTTTTGTTCAACAATTTCAGAAGCTACACCTAAAGCTTCTGCTAACTGGCCAGCTCCTGTGCCAGCTTGTTGAGTACCTCCTCCAGCAAAAGCATCTATAGGTCTTGCTTGAGGTTGTAGTCCTGGTTGTGTTAAGTTACCAACTGGTTTATTTTTTGCCATCTATACTTCCCTTATTATATTATACTAGCTCCACCAAAATTCATTCCTGGTGTTCCAAAATTACTTGGTCTTAAATTTCCCATAACAGGTGAAGTAACCATCGCTGACCTACCCATACCAAAACTATTACCAAACGTACTACCTATAGATGGTATTTTAAGTGCATCACCTATTCCAGGAATAGCAGCTATTGATGCACCAGTAGATATAAGAGAGCCTAAGATGTTACCACCAACTGGCTGTTCTTGTTGTGCATATCTATTTGCAAGTGTTGCATAAGATCTTGTTCTGTCATCATTTAGAGCAGCTACAGTGTTAGTAAAGTTTCTTTGAATTGTCTGGTTAGCCATACCAGCTTGCATCTCTGTATTTTCTAAAATTGCATCTACTGATAAACCAGTAATACCTGCTTCACCAAGCCTTACTTGTTTAGTAGCTCGGTTTTCCATAGCTTCTACTCTAGCTTTTAATAGTTCTTGTCCAGACTTCTCAGATTCTTCTTGTTGTCTTCTATCTAAGATAGCCATGTCTCTTCTATAGGCTGCATCTGCATTTGCTCGTAAGGTAGCATTTCTACCTTTAGCTGCACTTTCTTCGTTCTCAGCCTGTACATAGCTCATAACACCTTGACCTATTGTCAAAACTGCTGCAACAACTGGATCACACATTATTTAATTCCTTTGTAAATAAATAAAAATTTTCTTTTTTAACACCATAAGGTTTTTGAAATTTTACATCAAAGCCACACCACTGTAGCCACCTCATAGCTGTCTTATTTTTGTCGTGAACAAAATTATATAAGACTGGATATTTTTCACCTAAGTGATCTACCCACGTTCTACACTCTCTTAAGAATTCTTTTGATATACTTTTTATTGATGATGATGTTAACATCCAAGGCACTCCATAGTTAGTGCCATTAACACAATCAGAAACACCAAACATTCCTATAATCTCATTACCATTGACAATAGTGTACACTTTAGCATTAGGAGCTTTGAATGCTCCCATTAAAGCATCGATTGGTTTATGACCATTCATAGCTTTTATTTCCTCAATGTCTTCTTTTCTTAATCGAGGAGCTAATATTACAGCATGAGTTTTAGTTGCTTCTATTACTTCTGCCATTATATCCTT